TCTCCTCGATTGTCTGCGTCGTGGTGGTCGTGCTCTGCATGCTGCCAGTCGACCACGTCGGTGTGACTGTGTTGGCTAGCGCTGGAGCGGGCGCTAGGGCTGCGATCAGTAGCCATTGGAGCTTCATGGCTTAGCAGGTGGCGTGGTCTTGCTTACGTCTAGTTTATTGCTGTCATCTTTTTTGCCGTTGGTCTTACCAACGCTCACCCCATAGGAACTCAACACCGCTGTGAGCATTGAGGCGGCGAATGTGGGATCCATGGCTTTGACCTGGCCCAGGTAGCTGAGACTGAGGCACGCCAAAGACCAAGCCAGAACGATGATGCGGATCAGGTCAGACAAAATGCCACCGTTGTGTTCGGTGTCGTTGTTTGCCATTGCAAAGCAGCGCTACCGTCAAAGCGTAACGAGAGCATCAACCCATGCTTCTGTTAATTAGGCCGATCCTTTTTGCGTTCCTTAAAAGCAACAGCGTTAAAAAGCTGATCGTCGATCTTCTTACGGCAGCGGCCAAGACTACCGACAACAAGGTCGACGACCACATGGTGGCCATGGTCAAGCAGGCGCTGCTGGAGGCACCCAAAGCCTGACGCTGCGGGCTTGCTCGTCGTAGTCGCCGGCTCGCAGGATGCGGGCCAGCCTTGCCGTGCGTATGGCGTCTGCTGTTTGCAGCCCTGCCTTTAGGTATGCGCCAACCACCTTCGGCCACATCTCCTGCACTGTGACCAAATCGCCCAGGATCTTGTTGGCACCCACTGGGCCAACGCCTTTAACGCCCTTGTACCCATCGGTGCTGTCGCCGGTCAATGCCTGTGCCATCCATGCACGGTCAGCATCCATAGCGCTGATGGTCTCCACCTCTTGATTGGCAAGCAGGCGGCATGGCACGGTCCGCATGTCCTTGTCGATCGACACGATCACCGGGTCAGGCACGCTGCCATCAGTAGCAAGCAGGCCCATGCAATCATCAGCCTCAAGCATTGGCTTGACCACAGTCGGGTAGTTGTCAGTCATCCATTGGCGCATGGCAGACAGACCCAGCGGCTTGCGCTTGCCCAGGCGGTTGGACTTGTAGTCGGGAAACTCTTCGTGCCGGAACGTGGGGTAACTGCTGAAGCAGATCACCACGTCGTCGTCGTCAGCAATGGCCCGGTAGCCATCAAGCATGGTGACGATCGTGTTCTTTACGTCACCCTCGTCAAGGTGCAGGGTATGCACCGTCTCCGTCCATCGGATGTCCTGCTCGTTGGCAGTGCAGCCGACGTAATTGAGCCAGTCGCCGTCGCAGAGAAGAGTCATAACCCGAAGTAGCTGGACATTGGAACAGTCAGGCGCCCTGTCTTGCGGTCAAACACCAGCTCATCCAGCGGTCCTGTCTCGCCAGAGAACCTGTTCTTAAGCATGCGCAGCTGCAGCTTGTTGCGCTCCTCGTCGCTGCCTTGCTGGTTGCGCTCTGCGCCTATGCAAAGGTCCGAGAGCTGGGCTATGGCGTGGCTTCCCCTAAGTTGCGACAGGCTTGTCTGCCCGCCTTCCTCGTGGCCGCGGCCTTCGGGCCGCTTGAGGTGGGACACCAGCACTAGGCCAACGCCTGTCTGCTCCACTACCTGCCGCAGCTTGGTGCATGTCACGTCCAAGGCACGCCGTTCATCGAGATCGGCAATGCCGCTGACGACAATGGTGAGGTGGTCGACAACAACAACGTCGACACCTTCTGACGTCGCCAGGTATTTGATCTGCTCAACCAAGCGGTCGGGGTCCATGCTCCCGAAGTGGTCGTAGAGGAACAGGTTGCCGGTGCTCATCAACTCGTCGAAGGCAGTGCGCACCTTTGGGTCGCTGACCAGCTCCGGGTCCAGGTGGATGGGCATGTTGATGTCGACGCCCACAATGCCCTGCAGTGAGCGCTGCATGCTCTCCTCCAGCATGAACACGCCGACCTTGAGCCCTGCCCGCAAGAAGTGGACGATCCACTCACGGCAGATGGAGCTCTTGCCTGCGCCACTGCCTGCTGCCAGCGTCACCATCTCGCCCTTGCGAAAGCCATGAGCAGCAGCGTTGAGCTTTGGCCATGGGTACTGGCAAATGGCTGATGCGCCTGGCTTGACCAGCACATCCCACAGCTCTGATGCGTTCTTGATGCTGTCAGGCCTGACGGGTGTGGCCTTCCACAGCAAATCCTTCAGGTGTTCTCCCTCACCTGCAACCAACATTTCGTTGGCGTCTTTGCGTGGCAGCCTGCAGATCGCTGCCTTTCCTGGCGGCAAAACTTGCATTGCATCCTCGGCTGCATTGATACCCGGCTCATCCGAATCAAAGCACAAAACAATGCGGTTGAATTGACTCAACCACTGCAAGTTTGCGGCCAAGTATTTACGAGCAGACGATGCACCGTTGGGCAGTGACACCACAGGGAACTTATTGCCCTGCACTTGTGACACTGACATGCAGTCAATCTCGCCCTCGGTGACAACACAAAACATGTTTGTTCCGTTGCCATGGTTCTGTCGCCACAGGTGCTGACCAAACAACTGCAGCCCAGACGTCTGTCCTATCCAGCGGAAGCGCTTGTCCTTGTACCGCAGGTGCTGTGCTGTCCTTTTGCCCAGCTGATCCCGGTAGGTTGCGACCTGCACCAGCTCACCGTGGTGGCTGGTCACGCCGTAATCAAACTTGGTGGTGGTGTCTAACGTCAGGCCCCTTGCTTCTAGGGCCAATGGCTTTACGAATTCGAGCAGCTCCACTTTTGGCGGGGGTGAGGGTTTGTATTTAGGCAGCCGCTCAGGTGACGGGCTCTTTTCAATGACGGCGTCGCAGCTGTAGCAGTACAGATGGCCGTCATCAAAGCGTGCTGCGTTGTCCTTGCTGCCGCACTGTGGGCACGGCTCATGTTTGACAAACTTTGACTTGCGTCGTTCCTTCATCGAACCAAGCGGTGGGTATGTGGCCCTCGCACCAGACGAAGCCATGGCGATCGGCCCATTGCCCGTAAGTCAGTGACCTGGGGGCACGGCTGAGCTTGACCTTGGCGTTCTGGAAACACAGGCGGATGTCGACATGTGGATGCGCAGCCTTTACGGCGAGCATCTTGCGCCTGTCAGTTGCACTGAACAGCCCCTTTGTCTCCACCACACAGGTGGGCAGGATGAAGTCAGGCGTATAGACAGCTTCGATGCGGTAAGGCAGGGCCTGGGTCTCGTACTGAAACACCAGGCCACGCTTGTCCAAGCTAGAGGCAACATTCGCCTCGAACTTGCTGCGATACCTACCAGTTGCCTGCTTCTTCGGTTGCCGGCTCTTCCGTGTTCGCGATGTCGCCCGCTTTGAACCCGTCGGTTTCTGCTTGGAAGCCAAAGCTGGTCGCCCCTCTGGTGTACTGCACAAACTGCAGGATCTGTGCGCCCAGAACCTTGCATGTCACACCAGTGCCTTTGCCACCCGTGTAGCCAGACACTGCAAAGTTCAGGCGGCCTGTTGTCTCGGGCCCCATCTTCTTCAATCCATCACGGTCGACAATCGGCTTGCCTTGGCTGTCAAACAGCGCAACCTCAGCCGACCATGTGGTCCCGTCAGTGCGCACGCCATTGGCAGTGCGCTTCATCTTGATTGAGAAGACGGCACGGCCCTGGTCGTCGTTCTCGAATTTGTATGGCTTGTCGTTCAGCTGCAGCTTGGTGCCAGGTGCGCTGCCGCTGAGGTGCTGCATGTATGAGGCGTAGTACGCGTCCAGCTGCTCAGCAATTTCTGCAGCCTGCTCAGCTGGGATGTGTGCTGTGACCTTGTAAACAGCAGGTGGGTACTTGGTGTCGGGCTCAACCAGCCAGGCGTAGGTGAGACGGCAAGGCGGTGTGGTCAGAGTCAAGGAGTCAAACTTCTGAGGTTTCATGTGATGAAGTAGTCGGAAGATTTCACGAGAGAAGGATCGAGCTGCCCAGCTTGTGGCCGTGGCAGCTCAACCTGTGTGTGTGTGAGGAGCTGATCCGATATGCGATCGAACCAGCGCTCTGAATAAAGCGCAGCAAACGCTGCCCGTACAGAGTTGCGTAGTTGTGTCATCTCTGCAGGCGTTGTGACGAAACAGTCATGAACGCCGGCCAAGTTGACCACGCCCTTGCTTGCTGCGTCAATGCTTGCCAGCGCCATGTGGCTGGCATCCATCGAGTGCAGGACGTTTGGCGACAGTGCGTTAGCCATGCGTCTGCCATCCAGCTCGACCTCGTCGTCGACCTTGATCTTGATGTCGAGCCTGACGTCTGACAGGTACTTCAGGCGGATGCGCTTGACGTGGTCTGCCATGTACTGCTGCTGCACCAGCAGCCCGCTTGGCGTGCGCCATTGCAGTGGCATGTCTGCCTTGCCGGCTGCTTTGCCAATGGCACGGAACCACTTCATGGCCTGCTCAGCTGGCCCGATCAGTGCCGATGCTTCCTTGTGCAGTATGCGCGCCATGTAATGCACGGTTTGCACTGCCCCCTTGCGTGTGGCCCAGGACTTGCCGCTGAATAATTCCTGCGTGCGCTCGACTGCCCAGTCGTAGCAATGGAAGTAGAAGGCGCTGTGTGTAGCTGAATAAGGCAGGCACATCACAACTGGTTTCGCCAGCGACCTGTCGGGCTGCAGCTTCAGCCATTTGCGTGCGTCCTCGTCGCCATTGCTGCGCAGCACCTGCAGCACCCGATCAATCACTGCGCTGTAGATGTCCTGCGGCGTGTCAGACGGCAGCAGATTGGTCAGCTTGCCCATGCCCTCGTCCAGCAGTAGCCCGCTGTAGTGCTGTATGCCTGAGCAAGTGCAGTCCAGCATGGTGGGCAGCTGGCAGGCGTAGCCGTAGCCCTGCTGCATGAACTCGGCGTAGCTGCGGCAGAAAGCAAGGAAGGACCACGGCTTTTTGGCACGCATCCAAAACTCAGCGTGCTGCCACGGGTCAGCAGCAGCTGCCCCTATGCGCTCTGCTTCCTGATGCACCCAATCAATGCGCGCACGAAAGTCGAGCCCACCGTGCCCATACATGTTTGCCCCATGCACTCGCAGCCAGTCGGCCTGCTCCTCTGTCGTGATGGGCTGGCCGTCGCTAAACACCAGCAGACAGCGGCTGACGTCGTTGCCCTGGGGGTTGAGGTACGGCGGGCGGTAGTAGTAACGCCCCCTGAAGTCGAGCGACATGGGGAAGTGCAGCCGTTGCTCGCCGACAAAACGCTTCGCCACCCACAGGCATTTGGCAATGGCAATACGCGCTGTCTTGGTTTTGTCGTTCTTTTCGTGGATGCGGCGGGCCTGCATGCGCCACTTGCGCACGCTTTCGCTGTCCTCTGGCAGGTGTTTGGGGTACGGCGGCACCGGCCACCCCTCCCGTGGCATAAGACAGCCCACCTCGATGCTGTTGTCGTAGGCATGCAGCACCTGCTCCAGCATCCAGCCATTGACCTGCCAGGCCACGGCCTGGTGCAGGTTGGCAGCTTGCAGGTACGGCTCGTCTCCCTTGGTGTGCTGTGCCACCAGCTCTGCGTTGGACTTCATCAGCACCAGCGGGATGCTGTCAGTCAGGTAGCCGCCACTTAGCGGTGAC